GATGCTCTATCACTGTTTCTTTCTGAGAATCCAAACCCACTAACTTTTTTGGGTTCATACTTTAACATATCAAATTTAATGACATCTTGTTCACCAGCCATGTCTACTGGATACCTAAGATTTGATGGAAAGGAGTTTCTTGTTTTTGCGTCTGCTTTAATTGCATTAGATGGTCTGGAATTATCTCCAGTTTGAACTTCATTCAGGGCAGCATTACCAGATCCATTGGCAGATTTATCAATGGTTGAATCAGTTACACCATCAATATTATTATCTACTAATTCATCTTTTACACTATTAACAGAATTCTTAATTCCATTTCTCATTTGAGATTTAGGATTTCGTAAGTCTCTTCTCTCTTCAACTGATGCGTTAGATGAAATTTCATCTTTAGTAAGTTTTCCGTCTTTATCAACTTGAACAGTTTGAACTAAAACTTTATTGTTTCCTTTATTATCAGATCGATATGTTTCTCTTTTGACTGATCCATCCGCAAGGGTGGTTACATCAGTTACATAGAAAGAATCGCCACCAGCAGTTCCTCTGTTGACTTTGAATTTTTCTGCTGTTTTCGATGCCATCAGATATGGTGGTTTTTATTTATTTAGCACCAATTTTCCATATTGTAATGAGAGTAAATCATCAAGTTCATCCTGTTGAACAATGTATACTTGAGTTCCTAATTCTCCCCAGGTATACTGTCGATATTCCTGGTGATGAAAGTTGATTCCACGAAATCCCCACTCAAATAAATCAGTCACTGCAACCAACGGGTGTTGATCGTATCTAATGTTGGGAGTCTTTGCAAAGTATTTGAAGGTGCAGATGTTTCCTTCCTCAGGTATGGGTGTTACAGTATCATTCAGTGCATACATGATCAATTCCATTCTGTCATCAACATTAGTCTCTGATTGAATGTCTTGTCTTACTGATTCGATACGGTTCATTTGATTCCGAGTTCGTCTTCTGTGATTACTTTGAATTGAATTCGCCTGTCCTCACAGAACTCAACTGCAGCTTTCCACTTTGCTTTATTGACTTCCCAGGTCTTACACTCATACAGATATGATTTGGTCACTCTCTTTCTCTGCTTTGGTGGTTGAGTTTGTCTTTTCGGTTTCACCTCAACCACATATGTTTTGATTTGTCCTGTGCTTTCTTTGACCTTAATAATGAAATCAGGAAAATACTTATGAACTCTTTTGTCAAGTGGTGAAATGTATGGTATGAAAAATTCTTCACTACCCCACTCAAGAATGTTTTCGTTTAGATCGCAATATCGACAAAACTTGCGTTCCCAACTACTTCGACATATAATATTGTTAGGGTTGCCCTTATATTTCTTAGGAAATGATGGACTGTATTTACTCTTGATACTTTCTGCCATACATAATATATAAGGTCAAAAAGTATTTATAGATGGCAAACACCGCCAGAGAAAAAGAAGTAGTAAAAAGAGTCAACGTTGATACAGTGAAGGCTAATCTCATGAGACCTTCACTGACTGCTTACTTTGCTGTTCAAATTCCTCTCCCAACTAATAATGGAGCAGAGACAAAAGTAGCAGGTAAACTAAGAGAGGTTCTTGACACTTCAAAACAAGAAAAACTTAATCTTCTTTGCACTGATGCATCATTACCTGGATCTCAGTTGACCACGATGGAGATCACAAATGATCGCACTGGTGTGACTGAGAAACATGCTTATCGTAGAATGTTTGATGATAGAGTTGATTTTACTTTCTACGTTGATGCCGATGATTATCTTCCCATCAGATTTTTTGAAACCTGGATGAAAGCAATTATGAATGAGGGTAGTGAAGCTACTGGTAAAGCATATCATTATAAACCAACATATCCTGATGAGTATACTGCTGATCAAGGATTGAAGATTTTGAAATTTGAGAGAGATTATAAACAGGTCTTGACTTATGAGTTTTTTAGATCTTTTCCTCTAAGTATTTCATCAATGCCAGTATCATATGGTGGTAATGATTTATTGAAGTGTACTGTTTCAATGTCATACATTAGATACATTCAAAGTGGTCCGACCAGTGTCGGTGGTTTCTTTGGGGACAATAAAGAAAGTCTCCTTAGTGAACCAAATAAAAATCCATTCTCTTTTGATCCAACAAGATTTGGATCACAGATAATCAATAATGGTATCAATGATCTATTTAATTCATTCTCCAATATTGGTTAATAAATAATCGTACTGAAATACATCTATAGGACATCATGCCTTTACCAAAGATTGCAACTCCAACATATGAGTTGGAACTACCTTCTAGTGGACAGACTGTTAAGTTTAGACCTTTCTTAGTAAAAGAAGAAAAAGTTCTTGTCCTTGCACTAGAGAGTGAAGATACAAAACAAATCACCAATGCGATCAAAGCAGTCATCAAAGGTTGCATTCAAACCAAAGGAATTAAAGTAGAGAGTCTTCCCACATTTGATATTGAGTTTTTATTCCTCAACATCAGAGGTAAGTCTGTTGGAGAAAAAATTGAAGTAAATATTATTTGTCCAGACGATGAAACCACAGAGGTTCCTGTCGAGATTGACTTGGATGAGATTCGTGTTCAAAGAAATGATGATCATACTAGACAGATTAAACTTGATGATACTCTTATGATGGAAATGAAGTATCCATCTCTTGATCAATTCATTAAAAATAATTTTGACTTTGAAGACAAGAATGTAATGGATCAATCGTTTGATCTGATTGCATCTTGTGTGGATAAAATTTATTCTGAGGAAGAGGTATGGGCAGCTGATGACTGTACAAAGAAAGAGATTAAAGATTTCCTTGAGCAGATGAATTCATCTCAGTTTAAAGAAATTGAAAAGTTCTTTGAGACCATGCCTAAACTGTCTCATAAAATTAAGGTGACAAATCCGAATACAAAAGTTGAAAGTGAAGTTGTTCTTGAGGGGTTAGCAAGTTTTTTCGCATAGCCCTGATACACATGAGCACGCTTAGTTATTATAAGCTTAACTTTGCGTTGATGCAGTACCATAAATATTCATTAACTGAGATTGAAAACATGATGCCTTGGGAGCGAGACATCTATGTTGCATTATTGGAACAACATCTTGAAGAAGAAAAACTAAAGCATCAGCAAGCGAATGGCATCTAGGGCGACTACCGATCCAATAGAAATACTCTTAGAGATGGGTGTAGACCTAGATAATCTCTCCGAAGAGGAGGATTATCTTAGTGCCTTGATGGAGGCAGTCAATACATTAACAATTAAAGATGCAAGTGATCCTCGCATTGGATCCTTAGCAGACGAAATAAGAAAGGTAAGGCAAAAAAGAAAAGCAGCAGACCCTAAGTTCAAAGCAAGAAAGACAAAAATATCTGCAGATTCATTTAAAAAAGGATCTGTCACTGGTTCTAATTTTAAACCAAAAGCATTACCGACTAGTGCAATAGTTTCTTATCAGGCACCTGAAGCAGAAGAAGAGGAAAGTAAGAAGGCAAAAACAACAAGTAAGAAGGCAAAAACAACAAGTAAAAAGGAAGAACCAAAGAATCTTTTAGCAGAAATTGCTGCGTCGGTTACTAATATTGCAGACATATTAAAGGATCAATATAAGTTAAATAAAAATGAAGAAGAATATGATAGAAAGAAAGCACAAGATGATAAAAGGAAACTGCAGGAGGCAGGACTAGAGAAAAGATTTAAGACTGTCTTTAAAACAGCACAAAAAATAATTGCTCCTGTTAGAAGTTTATTTGATCGAATACTAGGTTTTATTTTTAATATTCTTCTAGCAAAATTCTTAACTAAACTTGTAGATTGGATTGCGAATCCAGAGAATCAAAAAAAGGTACAAAGTATAATAAGATTTTTTGGTGATCACTGGAAAAAACTTTTATCATTATACATTGTATTCGGAACAGGTCTTGGTAGATTTATAAAGGGTCTTACCACTACTCTATTAGTGGGCACTCTAAAACTTGGAGCTGCGCTTGCAAAACTAGCAGCAGCAAAAGGAATTGGATCTGGTTTGCAGATGAGAAGAATCGCCAGATTCCTAGGAGGGAGAAGGGCAGGATTGATTGCCACGGGTGTTGGTACTGCCCTGACTCTTGGTGGCACCATGGGGGTAGTGAACACCTTGACAGGTGAAGGTGGAGAGCAACAAACTCAAGGATTTTCTGGTGGTGGTTTAGCACAACCAAAGATTCAACCAGCACCTCAGGCGATAAAGAAAGATCCTCAAAAGGAAATGTTAAGCGCCATGAAAGGTGCTGCACTTGGATCTATATTTGGTCCAATCGGAGCACTTGCTGGTGCTGGTATTGGTTCTTTATTTGACAAATTTGGTAAGAAAAAAGATGATACCGTTACATTATCCAAACCTGCAAATATAGAACTTAAGGTTCCCTCTGGAACTGAAGGTCAAGTAGATGGACCTGGTGGCACTGATAAGGTTCCAGCAATGCTTACTGCTGGTGAGTTTGTCATGTCCCGTGGTGCTGTGCAAAAGTTTGGTGTTGGACAATTAGAAGCTATGAATGCCGCTGGTGGTGGCACAAATGAACCAAAGGTAGTAGACGATACGGTACTTGCTGCTGGTGGTGGACTAGTAGCTGATCCTAATGTTAATCTTCCTCTCAAAATGATAGGAGGTGGTGCTGGAGATCCTGGTGGATTGATTGGGTTCCCTCAATTGGGTGGCGGTGGTGGTGGA